CCTTCCGTGAGGGTAAAAAACACCCCAAGTCGTGATTGCCGAATAGTCGGCGGTTTCTGACTTTAAAAATGCCGTGTCGTAGCTTTGTATGATGTACTCACACTCGGGTGGCTTTTTCTCTGCCCAAGTTTTCCACCAATCTCGTTTAATTAACGCACCTTCTTCAGAAGTCGGTGTTTGCATATATTGAGCAAACCATTTCGGTCCATTACCCAGTGCTGCTTTAATTGACTCGAGTTCTTCTATTTTCCAATATTCTGGCCAAACTGCTTCTCCACTAGGTAGTATGGCTGGTAGCTCAATTACTTTCCATTGATCGTTTTTAGAACCTTTAGACATGTCTTTGACTAATCTACCTGTTAAGTCTTTAACTGACCAACGAGTCATAACCACTACTATAGCTCCTCCAGGCTGTAGCCTTTGCCTTGGTCCAGAGGTGTACCACTCATACGCTTCATCCAGAGCAGTTTTTGACATAGCGTCTTGCTCTGAGTGTGGATCATCAATAATAAACAGATCGGCACCACGTCCAGCGATCGCACCTCCTGTACCCACCGCATAATACTCCCCTCGCACTGTCGGTTCGTTCTCTTTCATCGTTTCCCACTTTCCTGCTGCTTTTGAGTCTGGGTTTAGCATTGTGTTGGGAAAAATACGTTTATACACTTCAGACTGAATTAAATCCCTTACTTTACGACCAAAACGAACTGCAAGGTCAGAGGTGTGAGTTGCTTGTATGATTTTAAGTGCAGGATTGCGCCCTATTAGGTACGCTGGGAGTAAAAAGCTCGCAAACTCACTTTTTGTATGTCTTGGAGGCATATTGATGATTAATCGCTTTAATTTGCCTGTGGCTATATCGTCAAAGGCTTCTGCGACTATTTTATGATGGTGACCTTCGATGAAGCTTGGCCACTGGCTCTTAACAAACGATAAAAATTCATTTTGAGCACCTTCGACTTCAGAAATCTCATGGTAGCGTTGGCTCAGCTCGAAATACTCTTTTAGAGTTTCTTCGGGGAGGTTAGTTAGTTTTTGAGCCATTTTTTAATTGAATATCAATAATTTTACTGTCTGGCAACGCTCCACCAGTCATTTGGTAAATTTGGTTCAGTCGTTCAATAACCTCTTGTTTACTCATCTGTTCGACTTGATTAATGACTAATTCCGACTTATTTACATACAACCCTGCTGCTTTACCTCTTGCAACCTCAGCAGAAACTGCCGAAGAATATGAACCATTTTGTAGAGCTTGGTCGCGAATATCTTTTAGATCGGTTAAGTGTGTAGCCAAACTGACCGAAGCCCTGTCGGCACCTCGTTTTTGAAGTTCTTCTATTCGTGCTTGTATTTTAGGATGGTTCTTACCACTCATCATAATTCCTGCACGACCTGCGTTTTTAGGTGAATACCCTGCTTCGATTGCTGCTTGTGTCTTGGACAACCCCTTAGCAACATTCTGGGCAAACTTTTCTTGTCTTTCGTTTAATTTAGTCATCTACTGTCCAATTAGGTTCTCCAGAATACCCCACCTCAAACTTCCCTTCCTTTTCCACTTTTAGCAGTTTTGCGACCTCTTCCTCTATCATTCCTGTGATTCTCTGTATGCCTTTTTGATTAGGTATAATAATTGCGTCTGTGAAGTGTCCTCCATCTGCAGATGTATATCTCCCTACTGCTATTGGTACACCGTCTATTTCATAATAGTTAATGCCAACAAAGCCCATGTCTCCTCCTTCGTAAGGAATTCCAGGATCTACCTCTTTATTGATTTTTCGACCGTGTTCACTAAGATAATATCTTTCAAAATCATCGATGTTTTGTAATTCACTGTCCGAAACCGAAATGCCTTTTGTAAACGATTCTTCAAATTGAGTGCCAGAACCTACAGTGAAGTCTTTTTGTGGAACAAAACCCTCGAAATCGTATTCGGCTATGATGTGAACTTCATCAGGCTTAAGACCGTAATTTTTAAAATGTTTTTGTCCCGTATGTCCTATGGTTTCTATCTCGATAATGTTGGCATCGTCTGCTAGATGTCGATGAATGGTTTCTTGACCAAAAGCCTGTTTCTGAGCGTTTTTCTTTAAATCTTTAAACGTATTTGTGACGTTAAAGTCGTCGTCGATTAATACTTTAATACTTGCTGGATTTTTTCCTGGCTTAATATCAAATTCATCAAGAAAAGGTATAGACTCGTCAAACCCTTTGTTAAAGTGTTCAGTGTCGAATAAATGTTCCTGTCTCGCTAAACGAACAGCATCTTTGTCTGGGTATCTTTCATACTGTGCAAGATATTCTTCATAATCTGGACCGTCTCTTACAATAAATTCTTCAAGCGAATTAGATAATTTGTCTCTGATATTAGGTCTACTTAAATTTGGTCCCATCATTTCGATAAAAGACTTTCCTGCTGCTGCAGGAACTACAGGTGCTTTGCTTCCATACTTTATCGTACTGGTGAGTGGGCGAGGTAGACTTGCCAGCCCAGCCCCTATGGCACCTGTTTTAAGTATATTTCTTCGAGTTTGGTCTATTTTTGGAGTCTGTTGGTTAGGCAAAGTCGGTGGCACATCTGTTTTAGGTACGAAACGACTAAAACCCATTAGCCCTGCTGCTCCAGCAAGGGGTAGTCCTGCTCTTCGAGCATAATAACCAAAATCTTTTGGCTGATTCTCTGGTTCTTCTTTTATTGCTTTTAAATTGTCCGTGAATGCTGTTGTCGCTTCTGTTCCCATTGCTGCATAGGGCAAAGACATTGAACCCATTGTTTTTGTAAATGCTGGAAGGGAAGTGATCCCTAATGCTGCGTCTAAAGTACCTAACCCCTGAGTCATGCCTTCAAACATGCCCATTGGCTCTAATCCAGCTTCTTGTCGCAGTTCAGTCATTCGCTGAAACTCTTCAGGGTTCTTACCAATCAATTCTCTAACTCGATAACGAGGAACTCCTGAGTTAATTAGCTGTTTACGAAGCTGTTCGCGAAGATGCCACCATTTAGGCTCTATTTCTTCTAGCGGTCGATATTCTTTTTCTTCTTCACTGGCATAAGGAATGATTTGTCCATCAGGTGTTTCTAGAAAACGAGCATCCCTAAGATTCGACAGTGATTCGTCGATTGTTTCTTGTAGAGGTCTCAAAGCCATTAAATTAAGTACCTTTTATCAGAATATAGGGGACTGGTAATAGGTCCACCGCTATTTTTAGCGGTTTCGGGGTAATTTTCAAGGTAAAATTCACCAATTACACTATTTGCTCTATTGACCGTTGCGTCGTCAGGGACTTCACGATAATGATAGTTCATATACAAGTCTTGTTGTGCTTGTGGGTCAAAATTAGTGCCAATACGGTGAAACAGCTCATCCGAACCAACGGAAGTTCGTTTTTCGTTAATTGGAGCACCAAAAGCATGTGCTAAAAACATTAGACCAGCTTGATCGTCGTCCCATTCGAGCGCATTGTCTGGAATGTTGGCTACATAGTCTTCGGCTGTATGCATTCGTTTTGCTCTATTTTTAGCCGTGGGAATGCTGTCTTTTATAAACTGATAAAATCCTGCTCCTCCACTTTCAGCATTAACTTGAGTATTATCGTTACTGGACTCAATTTCTCTCACAACTTCCATATAGTCTAAAATATTGTCTATATAGGCTTGTTTATCGGGTATTTCATAGCCTTTTTCTTCTAATCGGGCTATCTGAGTGGTTAAAAAGTCAATTGATTGTTTCATCTTTTTACTAAACTTCCTCCAAAGTACATTCCAATGATTGCAGACACTAAATTCGTGTCTAATTGCGTAATAACAAGCCCTTGAAACGTCACCCACTCAAAAACTTCCCTTCCTTCTTTAAAAAACCAGAATCCAGGCATCCAATTGGTGTACCCTACTGTTACATCGACCTGTGGATAGAAGACTGCGACTAGTTTTGGCAGTAAAACGATGGCAAATATAGCAGTTAGGGCTATAATCCGCCTTGTCCAAGCGAAACCCTTGTCTTTTAAGCCATGGTCCAGCGACTGTTTCTTCGCTTTCATTTCAAACTCGCCTCTTGTGATCAAAAGTTTCTGTTCTTCCGCCTTGGCTTTACGACTTTGCGACCATATGCTTAACAAACTACTCAAAAGGGTAGAACCGAGCATGGTTATTATCTCAAATGGGAAGCCCACATTACTTCTTTTTTCTATAAGTCTTGGTGTATGCTTCGTTGATGTCCTTAGTCTTAGGATCGTCTGCCACGAACCTTCCTTTCTTTGTGCGGTTGCGAACAGTTTCTTCCTCATAGCTGAGAAAAGTCTTTTTGAACCAATTCGTTAGTCCGATTGCCATAATTTTTTCTCCGAAAAATTTTCTCCAATGATAACTGTTTTTTAACCAAGGAGTAAAGTCAAAAAAACTTGCTGCAAGAAATTTCGTGAATGTGCCTCAAAAACTTAGCCAAGGACAAAGCTATCACATCGTCTCCATAAAGGGGGAGGGGGGAGCGATCCCAGAGCCTAAAATTAAGGTACAATGACCTTGGTCTTTGCACCCTTCGCCATGGTGCTTGGTGAGTGGTGCTTGGTGCCAGCTGTGATTGGTGCAAGGTGCTTGGTGAATGAAGCAAGGACGATTCCCTTTCTCATTTACTTTCATGATCGTGGTGCGTGGTGCGTGGGCTGTAAAAAGATCGCGAGTGCCGAGTCCCTTTTACCAAGTACAAGCACCATGTACAAATAACCATATAACAACTACACAGAATATACCTTACAAGCACCATACACCATTTACATTCTTCTCGTCATCATTACCCTTTCGTTACTCATTTATTACCCAACTTCAACCAATACCCAACCAATAACCATGGGCAATAATCCACACATTAAGCAACACCTACCTTTCATGAAAAAGATATTCCCTTATTGGCTGAAACATGCATTTTCTAACAAAGTGAACCATCATTCTTTTCCAGTCATACTAATAGCGACAATAACCCTTAATAACACAGGGGTATACATAACCCCACTTATTGAGCGAAACCATCTGCAGAGCGAAATAAAGGAGTACAGGGTACAACGGCAACCCCTTTACAACACGAGTAAAGGAGATTATACACCTTTACTTAGATAATATGGGTATACTAAGCCCTTTGCCCTATGCCAAACGCCATTTACAGGCGATCTGGAGTGGGCATTTTTAGGGATAACAACGAAAAAAGACCCGTATTATTCAAATACGGGTCTTTATGGGGGATGGGGTTATTTAATTTTCGTTATACCAGTCAACCAATTCTTGAACCAGTTCTTCAGGGATGTCTTTAATAGCATCCTCTAGGCTACCATAAGTGTCAAATGTGTTTGACTTATGATTCAGCAGAATATAGTAGTTGGTGTTGTCCATCAACGAGTATGTACTACCAAACCATAGATCGTCCCCACGGTTACCAGCGTTATAGATTTGCTTTATATTTTTGATTATTATTTTATTCATAATTTTTCCTTATTTATAATTGATATTTAATTCTTCGTAAACGTCTTTCCAGAAAGCCTGTTTTTCGTCAGGGGTTTCTTCGCCATCCGCATAAAAATACACAGATTCACCGTTTTCAAAATAGACGGTGAACTGACCTTCTAACATTCCGTCGTTCCACCTATTATCAAAGCCGACCTGATCAACCATGTCAAGATTGTGCCTTTTGATTAAGTTCATTACACGCAATTTCCAGTTAGTGGCGTTGTGCTTTTTACCGTACATTTCCTTGCCGTCCGCCCAAGCCTTGGCGATCAATTTAGTGAACGCAGGTGCCTTATCCGCATTAAACTTAACGCGACAAAATCCACGATACCAGGGATTGTCCTTGAAGGGCACATATTTAATACCTGATGCGTCAAGCGATCTAGCCAAACTTTCTAAAGAAGGATGGTCGGGGTGAAACCGATTAAGCAAGATACAAAAGGTAGACATCCAATTAGGACCATGGCTATCGTAAGGTTCAATGCTGTGGGCAAACTCGTGCAACACGACCGCATATTGAAGTGCCCAAGAAGTGGGCAACATCATATTAACGATTGCCTTGCCGTCGATCATTCCTTGGCTCCAGCTGTGGGCTGATTTGTTATTTTTAACAAAACAAACACGGTTTTGAAAATATCGTTCCGTGCCGTTTGATGCGACGAATTTTCTGTTGTAGCCAGCACCCCTGTTTTTAGCAGGCATATTTCTAACCTTCCAGTCTAGGTAACGAACAAGGTAGATTACCACGTTTTCAACCATATTTGCCCCACGGAGTTTATTTTCCCAGCGGTAGCATTTTGATCTTTGTGTGTCTTTCATTTCTTTCTCCTTTCTTAACAACCAGTTCATTATAGTTCTAAATGCGTTTTAAAGTAAAGGACTTAATACCTTAAATTGCGCACGTAAGATGTCCATGTGCATTGGGCATAAAAAAATGCCCCTTTTTCAAGGGGCATTTCTTAATGGGTTGGGGGATTATGAAAGGAGTAATAACAAGCATCCCCAACTGACCATTAAACAAAGAACAAACAAGAACATCGAAACCACTTTAAGAAAGAAGTTATGATTAGGCAATGTTAAGAAAGCAGACCATGTACCAATCGCTCCGAGGACACTCATGAAGAGTATCAAAACATATAGACTATTCATTATCGAAACCTCCTTTGCAATTTAATGCCTTCTTCTAGTTCGTCTAGATATTCCATAGCAACTTCGACGTATGCCCAGCGAATGATGTTGTTAAACAATTCACCCTTGTCTTCTTCTTTCCGACCAAACAGTTCCTTGTGCACGGAATGCTCTTTCCAATAGTCACATTCTTTCCTTAGTTCATTGCCATAAATCAAGGCTAGATCAACCAAAGGAAGATCCTCTATGCGATCGTCGATTTCACTGCGAATTTCCCAAGGTACTTCGTCCCATTCTTCGTAATGAACCCCAAGATCCACGATCCCAGCATCGTTGTCGTTGTAGGCGACACCATGGTATGCTTGTCTTTCGTATTTGTCCTTGAGCCATTGTACGAAACCTTTCTCTATGATGGATTTATTTAAATCAGTCATGATGTCACCTCTACTTCTTTGGAAAGGTACATCCCACCGTCTTCATTGATTTTTATAGACCTGTTTTGATCGGCTAATTTCATGGTTCCGACACACATGCAAGCATATGTACCACCACGATCAGTATCTATCTTTCCATAACCACTGCACGACTCGCAGGAAGCATCCCAATACAGAGTGGGGCTATGCTTATTATCGTAGTGTGTAATGTCATATGGGTTTTCGTTCACACCTTCAGGATAGTGAAGAGCAAAACCATCGATGTCGTGTGTTTTCGCACCAAGATCATATGTTTCGTCGGCGAGTGCTTCTGAAACCAGATTATCGATTTGCAGTTCATGTTGATAGGACAGCAAAAAATTTCCTTTTTCAGCATCAATAAAATCTTCACTAGTGTATGTGAAAATGGTTCGCTCATCTTCACGTGTGTATGTGAAGCTGTCAAAAAACAGAGCATTGTCACACCAGATTTGAAAACGCCATTCGGCAACAGAAGTGATCCTGTTGTTCGAGTCCAGTTTGTTGATGTAGTCAACAAATTTAATTACAAACCCATACTCGTACTGGACAATATACGTTGGGTATTCTTTATCATTCATAATAATTCTCCTTATATAAACATGAATAAGATAAACAAGAAGCCGACTGCGTAAACACACAGCCGACCGATGAAACGGATTAAAGTGTATTCAAACACTTTCACCCCATGGAAGATTATAGTGAGAAGCACAGGTTTCCCCATATCCCACTTCTAAACTTCTTTCGTCTGATAACTGACGAACACAGAAACAACAATTACCAGTTAAGCGACCATATTTCGTAGCAACTTCTTCTGGGTTGTCTGCTAATTCATTGAGCAAGGTCAGTATTTCGTCCTTGCGATCAATGCCGTCTTTCAGTAAGTGAATGTCACCTTCTTTAGTGATGCGACCAAAATACATGCCGTCACCATAAGTTCCATTCGCCATAGAAAGTTGACCTTCATATTTAGAAAGACTGCCAAGACGACTAATCTTAATATCCGTGCCGTCTGGTAATTTAAGCCAGATTTTAGGATATTTCAAAGCAGTGTTTCTGTTGAATACCTCGTAGACTCCAACAATGTTTGGTAAAGTACCAACGCTCGGAGTTTTTGAGTTTTTCCCACGAGCCTCGTCAATCATTGTACATAAACAATTAAGTTGTTTTTCTGACAATGTTCTGCCTGAGTCGTGTTGGTCGATAAAACTATCGGCGATCCCTTTCGCTATCCAGTAGGATCGGATTTTTTTACGAAGGGGACTGTCGTATCTAACTTCGTCAATCAACAGTGCTTGTCTTTCTTTTTGAAGATAATTAGCACCGCCTTTGATGTAGCTGATCGCTCCTTCTAGTGTGTGACCATTTTCCTCGTAGTTGCGAAATTCTTCTACAAGTTTATGCCGAGTCGACATACGACGACGTGCGAGTTCTGCATTTTTCAAGTACCTTGAAATATGAAACTCTAAGTCGTGGCTCTTTGGTTGATTTAATTCTAACTGTTGCATAACTTTCTCCTTTCTTTATAATTTAACAACACAGTCATTATAGGCTAAAAGCAAATGTAAAGTAAAGGAGTACATCCCTATTCAAACATGCATGTGGAGGTATTTTTGGGTATACTAAGCCCTTTGCCCTCTTAAGAAAACGCTCCACAGACGATCTGGAGTGGGTAAAATGCACTTAAATAACTAAAAAAGACCCCTTTATTTAAAAAGGGGTCTTTTATTGGCCCAGAAGACTTATGCGCTTATTGTTGCGTGTCCAGGCTGAAGTTTTTAGCATACTCCTCCGCAGTATGGTTAATGCTGAGTCCAGTGAAATCGCTAGTCACAATCTCAATGAAGTTTTCAGCGTCCTCTATTAAAGCCTCAAAGCATTGCTCATCTGAATAGCTGATGTCATCAGCGATTCGGTCGTAGTTAGCTTTGGTATAGTTGGCGAACAGTTCCGCTGTATACGGGTCTATGTAGGTTTTGACTACAGTGATATTTACTTGTGTCATAATTGACTCCTTATAATTGTGTTGGCTTAATTACCAACAGACGAATCATACTAAAAAGCACACATAAGTAAAGGACTATAAAAAAATCCCCCAAGCTGTGAAACTTGGGGGACTTCTGTAGGCAGAACTAATTATGCTACATTCGCATATTCGGTTGCTTTTTGAAGAGCCTTATTTTTCAAGTTTGCTCTCCAGCCAAACCAAGCATTATTCAATGCTGACTCACGATCGCGACCCCATTTGTGGTCGGTCACAAAAGTCACCGCATTGTATGCTCCCCACCAAGTGCCCTTGGCAGATTTTAGATTGGCTCCCGCACCTTGCTCGAGTGCCTGATAAACGAGAGAAGGAACTTTCTTAAACTCGTCTTTTATTTCAAGACTAGTTATAATCTTAGAAACATTTTTAGAGTTCTCGATAATTTCCTCTTGTTTAACTAACTCTGGCTGAAACAACTCGGCGATGTATCTTACGACATCATCTTCCTTATATTGTTTACTCGCCAAGAATTTAGACCGCTCCTCGTATTCAGCCAACTTATCGTTTGCCAATCCGAGTGCCTCCTCTGCAGAGCGAATGATCTCTGAATCAAAAGCCTTCACATGTGGCATTTTAAATACCCCACTATTAGAACCTCTGGTCAGAGCCATCGTCAATGTGTTGTTACAAACAACACGAATCGGAGTGAAGCGAATCTCATTGGCTCGACCCCACTCATGGGAGACGGCAACGAGCATGTACCCTTCGACTCGATCTTTTCCAGCAACAGTGAATCCTTCCTGCATTTTAGCCAGTCCCCATATTTGGCGACCTTGACGCAAGGATCCTGCTGTTTCCATTTTGATTTTTCCTGCACTGGCGAATTTATCGAAAAACTCGAATGCCTCGCTGTTTTGTGTAGGGATGAATTTCGGTCCCACTGGACCAAGGGGTTTGTTATCGCTATCTCTAACGAGCACCGCATGACTGGGGACTTGGATTTTAGCATCCTTCCCAGATTTGTTAGTGGTGTACATTGCCCTTTTGCTTACAGTCCAATCGAGTTTTGCCTTTTTAAGCATCTCTGCTGGTGTTAGGTCGTCTTCGACCTGCACTCCCAACCCATGCCAAGGAACTTCTCCTGCGTAAGCCATTGTTTCTACTTGATGTGCCATAATTTTCCTCCTTATATATAGAATTATTAATAGCATTGATCATTATATGCATGTGGGAATAAAAGTAAAGGAGTTTTATTCCTTTTCAATCTTTCCTTGAACCACATGAACATCGTGAACAGAGTTACCAAAGTCTGTTTGTTTTGGATGTCGCCATTTTACACGAGAAAGTATTTCATCTCGAGTCAAAGGTACATCGGATTCGACCTTGAATGTTTCAATTGTAGGTGTAACCAACTCAATTTTGTAAATGTTTGTTGGTAAGTCTTCGGATGTAAATTCGATTCCTTCGCCTATCGCCCAGTCTTTAAGTTTTCCCATCATCGTTCCTCAGTTTATTATATGCCAATTAGCATGGCACAGGACTGCTTGTTCATATTCCTCACGAATATCGGTCTTTTCGAAAAGCATCATAGCATAGTCAACAGCCCAACTATCCACAAACCCTTTTCCTCCGATATTCCAAGTGATTTTTTTACAATCGTCATTGAAGTCTCTTGCATAACGCCAGTCATACAAACAGAACTGACCATACTCGTATTCCCCAGTTATTGGATAGAGATATTCATAATCGATCACAAATTCTGTTGTGATTTTATCGCCTTTGCCCTCGAATGCTGGTTCACCAAACATCTCTTCCAAATCAGCAAAAGATGCTTCGATTTCTCCCTGCTTGCAAGTACCAGCTATTCGTTCGGTTCCAGACACACAAGGTTTAAATAATATCTCTTCTTTCATATTCCACTCCTAAATGTTAGATTGATCCGTTCTCCCACTCCTTCAATTGAAGGGATGGAATGTGTACTTTTCATTTGTGATTTACCATCAAATAAATAAACATCGCCATCCTCTAATAGATATCGCTTGGTTTTGGGTTTTAAAAACATTGAATCCAGATGAGTTTTGCTGGTGTTCGTTTTCTTTTTTATGAGTAAGTTATACTCTCTCCACTCAAGCACTCTGGGAGCCCCATAAGAGACCCCAACAACAATATCCTTTCGAGTGGGTACAGTGTCTGAATGGTGAGGGATTGAAGCACGACCATCTTTATACAAACCACAAAGACAAAATGTAAATTCAATTTTGCGTTTTAGCTCCACTCGAACTAATTTTTGAAGATGCTCTTTTAAGTGCAACATCTGCTCATTCCATGGCTCAGGCTCGTATAGTTTACCAGCATAATTAAAGGCAGAAACACCATAACCCTTTGTTGGTCGACCTTCGACCATCTTACCTTCAAAATTTCGGATAGTTGGCTGATCCCAGTCCGTGATTTCTGGTTTCAATCCTTTAGCAACTCTCTTTAATAAAATCACACAGCCCACCAAGAAGGGACATCTCGCTTTGACCACTTAGCAATATATGCTTTGTCGTTTCGGTAATACTCGCGATATGCAGTGATCGGGTCAGTGTTGCGATACTCGTCGGGCATCGCCTGAGCGAATGTCGTAAGACCATGGTTAGGGAGGTCGATGTCTGGTAAATCAGATAAAAGCTCTGATGATTTATGCTTTCTGCCATAACGATGGGTGTACTCGTGACCTAGAGAAATGCCTAGAAGCATAAGCCATAAATAATTTTGCATAGAGCTACGAACCCACACACTGCATGGATGGTTGGGCATAGCAGGTTTATAGGGGGCTACACTATGTGACGTCACATACTCACGCAATTCCTTAGACTGATCAGAGTCGATAAATTGTGGAGTGTGACCAAAAAGGTGTGTGATCCAGTGAGCAGTGCATAACATTTGAGCAGTCTCAAGTGGCATTTTGACAACATGCTTGTCGAGGTGATATTCAGCACAGATGACAGGATTATCGTCTAATATAAATATATTCATAAAAGTATTCTCTCGTAATATAGAAGAAAAGTAAAGGACTATCTAATGTTGTCGAGATCTTCAGTGAAGAAACTTTCAAAATTGATAAGTGCTTCCTTATTTGTGTTTTTATTAAACTCATCCACAGGTGTGTCGTCGTGTTTATCGATGTTTTCGGCGAGAAGTGTTATGTCTAAATGTTTGAACACTTTGGGATAAATACCCAATAATGCATTAAACGCACTCCCCTCGTCTTTTGCACGAATAATAAAAAAATTCTCTTGGTCGTGTGAATCGACGGTTCTAATTTCGTATTGATTAATCATTTGTTCCTCTCTGCTTTCTAAATATTTTTAATCTATCTCATCTTTTTTCTAAAGTAAAGGACTTTAATTCTTTAAGTATTTCCTTCTTTTATAGTCGAACTCCAAACCCTTTTCCCAAGCAAGTGATTTTTTGGCTCGTTGTATTCTGTTTTCTCTAGAAATGGCGGGTGCTTTTTTGGCTTTGCACTTAGTAAGTTCTTCGATTATTACTTTATCAATTTCTTGCATGTCTTCCTGCGTGTAGGGTTCGTCGGGTATTGAAGCAACAATGTATCGAACATTGTCAGGGATATTGCCTACAAAACTTCCGTCCATCCATGTAGGATCTCCTAGACCATATCGTTCTTCTTGTTTATGTTTTGCTTTCTTCTGTCTTTTTTTACCCTTAGTTCCATACTCACTGAAAGGGTTTTGATGCTTCTTTAGTTTGTTTTGTTGATCACATTTTTCGGAACAGTAGAACCCTGTTCCTGTAAACTCAACACCACACTCAACACAGTTTCTATCTACAGGTTGATTGGTGGGGTGGTGAGTCTCACTATGAGCAATTATTCTGCACTCAGCACTACAATATTTTGTTTGTCTGCCTTTTATTTGATTCTTTTTACATACAGGACAAGTACCCTTGCTTTCTACAGCTTCGTGTTGCTCGTCTGTTAAGTAATTGCTAAAATAATAAGACATGCTCTTAGCATATACCTATGTATTTTAAAAGTAAAGGACTATAAGACGATAACTATAAAGAACCAAAAGACCATGTATATGGCAAAGACTGCTCTCCCGACGAGAGATAAAACGAGACGAAACACATCACATCCTTGCTTTTAATTTTGCGATTTTTTGCTTGAGTGTGCCGTTCTCTACGGTCAGCTCATAAACCTTACGAGTCAGCATTCGTATTTCTCCCTGCTCGTGGGTTTCTATTTTAGAACGACCATGTTTCGTTTGCTTCATAAAATTCATTTCATCGTGTGCCATTTTTTCCTCAATTGGTTTTCTTGTTTTTTGTCATTTCGAAATGCACAATGCATGGACGACAAACAGTTGCAAAAACATTGTTGTCCTTTTGTAATGAGAGAGTTTGACCACCCTCATAAGATTTACTCACCACTTTTAATCCGAAATCTATGTGAAAAACTTCATCGACATTGCCGTTTCCAGTTGCCAAAGGTTTGCCCCAAGATATCGGTTCGTCACAACGGTGACAACTGTCTTGAGCATCCCACATAGGTTTAGTGTGTACCATCTTCATTCTCCGTTGTTTGTTGATAATGCATGGATAAATGACAAACTAGAACAAGGAGTTTAACATAATAATCCTGCGTTATACCTAGATATTCCTTCACATCTTCAGGGTGTTCTTCCATTGCCCATCTTGCCATAGACAATAAATTAGAAGTGTCCTCTTCGAAAATTTCATATAAACGCATCATTTCCATATTCATAGCATATCTATTTTTCAGAGAAAGTAAAGGACTCAGAAATTAAAGTTTTGTATTTTGTAGTGCTCCAACCATGAGACCGATCTATATACTGGATAGGGATATCAAGGTCGTCCCCTGTAAATGATTTATCTATGTAATCCGTTCCAAGGAAGCGAACATGGATCTCTACTTTTTTCAATAATTCTAAAAGGTCTTTTTCCAGTCTATAACAAAGTATACCGTCAACTTGTCGTAAAGAGTATAAAAGCATTTTTCTTTCTTCTACTGTGTGTATGGGTTTTAATTTATGTGGTCTTTCGATTGATGGGTCTTCGTGCAGTAAAACAAGCAATTTGTCACAATAGTTTTTACAATCATTAAACATATGGATATACCCCATATGGATGATGTCAAAATTACCTGCAATTATTCCTATTTTCATTAAATAGCTCTTCTTGTAGTTTACTCCAATCGTAGGGTGCTTTCAACTTTAGAAGTGGTTCATGTTTTAGACCATTGTCTAACACTTCCCTTGCCTCCATACCAGAAAAAAGATACATAATTCTTTTATCTGTTCCCACTAATATATACGTGGGAAGCCCAGTTCGACCAAATTTAATCAACCAAGCGACCTGCTCGGCAGACAAATTAACTTTATTCCCTCGAGCAATCTTTAATTCAACCCAACAACACTGACCATTCAATACACCGAATACATCTGGAATCCCTCTTCCTGTTCCCCCAGTTTCTATTCTTTGCCAGAGCGGTTCTTTTAAGTTTCTTTTAAAGGTTTGCCAGAGACTATTCTCCCTCATTTTGAAGAGGAATGGTTTTTATTTCGTAGTTTTCAGACATCCATTTTCTTAGTAATTCGTGTCTTCGACCACCCTGTATTCCCAATTCTTTTAAAGACTCTTCTTTATGTTTAAAGTTTTCAAACCCTTTGTAATAGTCCCCCTCTCCTAAAGTGCATCTTCTAATGATTTGCCAAACTCTTTGTTTTGTGATGTTGTACCGTTCAGCAAGTTGCTCCATTGTTTGTTTCGTCTCTACATACTCCCTATAGATCGATTGATTTCTTTCTAAATAAAAAGTTGCTTTATCCCTGTCTATTCCTTTCACTGAATACCTCCAAATAAGATTTAGTTGCGGATCCCCAAGTTTTTCCTATTTCTGCATCGACCAGATTTGGGACTTGTATCTTGACACATTGTTCCATTATTTCTTTGATTCGCTCTATCTCTTTCTTTGTTGATACTCCTAAATCCAATTCATCGTGAACTTGAACATAGGGAACATAACCTTCTTTCCATAAGTCTAGCATCGCTTTTTTAGTCATGTCCGATGCTGAACCCTGTATAAGCCTGTTAAGTGCTTTATATGTGTATGCCCTTTCTAATTGCTTCCCTGACCATTTCTCAATTGCTTGGTCGTAAGGCAAAGGAACGCTTCTTTCATTTCTGGGTTCATACAAATTAAATCTACATTTTCTTCCAAGAAGTGTTGTTATATATCCTTTATTAGATGCTCTCCTAGAACAAGCATTAGAAAGACCTCTAATGAAAGGAACTCTAGAATGGTATTTAGAAAATAATTCCTCTGCTTCAAATTCAGAAAGACCAAGAGCATCGGTGAGTTTCTTTTTACCCATTCCATAACTAAGCCCTAAATTGATCATCTTAGCCTTCTTTCGATCAATGCCTGCCATATCTGCTACAATCTGGTGGAAGTCTGCATCTTCGTTCTGATACTGCTCCACTGCTCTGTCTGCACCAGTTTGTCTTGTTAGGGCAGAATAATGCACTGTTAATCTAGGTTCTTGTTGGCTATAGTCAAAAGCACCCCAATAATCATGACCGTCTGGTATAAATAATCCTCTGATTAATGAACCAATTTCGGGGTCTCTTGCTGGAACCTGCTGTAAATTAGGACTGCTGTAACTAAAACGACCGCTCACAGTCCCACCGTTGTCTGACCTGAGTGGGTTTATTTGAGCATGTATTTTGCCTTTATGGAGATGTTCAAAAATCATCTTTTCAATGAATGTGGTTCTTGCCTTATTTATTTTTCTTGCTTTGACAATCATTTGAGGGAGCTCGTGTGTGTGTCTTTCTAACCACTCTGCCGTAAAACTTGCAGTGTTGGTTCTAGGGGTTCTAGGGTAGGTCAGTCCGTTTTTATCAAACACCTTTGCAATAGACGCAGAAGCCCATAGCTCTACCCGACCGCCAAATTTTCTATTGATCTCTTTAAGCAGTTGCATCTCTTTACTCTTAAGCTCTTCTGCAGTTTGTTCTGCCTTGGAAGAGTCGATCAACATTCCATTCCACCTCATTTGTATAAGAAGTGGTAAAATACCGCTTTCTAATTCGTAGATTTGAGTGAGGTTCTGTTTTACTATCTCTTTTTTCATTTCTTGCCATAGTTTCAATGTCAATACAGCATCTTGCTCGGCATAGGGTCCAACATACTTGGAGGGCAACTTCCACATCTCTGCTTTAGGATTGATCCCCCACTCCTGTGCTGCTTGTTTGAGTAGAGTTTCATCCTTTCTTTCACCACAATACTCAGCACCAAGTGAGTCTAAGGAGTATCGATTTCGATTTTCATTTATGAGTGGGGCAGAAATCATAGTGTCTTGTATTTTGCCATTCAGCTCTATTCCCTCTCGTTTTAACCAACCAACATCGTACAAAGAATTATGAAAAATTTTATCACCAGTTCCCTGCAACTGAGTTTTTAGCCAAGCCAAAACAAAAGACCTATCAAGGTTTCCCCCAGCTTCATGTTTTATAGGTAGATATCCCGACCAACCCTTGGTTGCTACGGCTATGCCCACGACTTCTCCATCCCCAGTAGCCCATCCTGGTCCTCTTTTCATTAAATTAGGGTCTCTGGTCTCAAGATCAACAGCTATTTCTTTTTCGTCTGTGAGATCGGGGAGTAAAGAGGGCGGTGCCCAATCAGATTCGCTTTGAAACATGGGTGTCTGTTGCATGTTTATACTCCAAACTTTGGTAATTCTATTCCCTCAGTCATTTCGTCAGGGATGGGCATACGGAGTTCTGACTCCCTCTGCATCTCCTCCTCGACCAATAGTAAATACCTGCGTAAGTCTCGGATGTCGTCTAATATACCTTCTGGTCTATTGTCGTCCTGTATTGCCTCAAAAATATCCCAGCCATACTCATTTGTTTTATTTTCCAATCTGTCCCATTTACGGGCTAACATCATAAACGCACCAACACCGCCACGCTTTTTCCACGAGTCACCATATGACTCTTCAGCTTTAGCTAGGCACTCAATATCCTCTTCTGTTAGTTTTCTAAGGTTTTCTGGTTTCATTTTTTTCTCCTTTATCTTGCATAAAAATTATCCTTACATATTTTTGTGAATGAACACCAACGACAGGCAAACTCCGAAGGAGTTGTTTTGAACTCCGTGTCGGTTGTCATAGTTAATGCTCGTTTATGAAAATCTTCTTGAACTTCTCTTAGCTCTTCTCGACCAAAATGGTAGCGAGTTATTTTGTGATGGTCTAAGTACCAAAGTTCTGTGTCTATTGTCTCCAGTTCTGGGAACCTGTTGAAAACACAACAAGCATACAGAGAACACTGGTTTTTATACCCCTGATTATTTTCTTTGTATCTTCCAGTTTTAAAGTCGATAACTTTTGCATAAGACCCCTGCTTAACAAACGCATCGACAATATACCTGCCCCAAGTGTCTTCACCGTCCCAATCAGTTTTCTCCCAACTTAGGTTAAATGCCCACTGCTCTTCTACAGAAACGTCGCCCTCTTTAAAAGACTCTTTTAATTGCTCAAACCCTTCATAAAACAAATAAAGTTCTCTCGGCATTTCCTCTATTTCGCCCTTGATGTATTGTTCAGCCAGAGTGTGTATCTTTATTCCTCTTTCTGCTGCTGGGTGTTGGTCTTCCTCTATCTTTTCTATATACCGATAGAATGCTCTCTTAGGACAGCTCTCGTATGTCCCTAACCGACTGTTTGACCACCTAGTTATCACTCAACAACCTCCGTTCCAACCATTCCTTACAAGCAAATCTCCAATCAGAAGCAACACACATACTGACTGTTTCTATAGCTTTTCTTGTGTGCCCATTCTTATGTTCCCAGTATGCCTTTGCTATGGGTTCGGCAACTAAATCAAAATAAGGGTCGTCATAGTCTGCAGTGTAGTGTTCTTCTTTGTGTTCTTCGTTTCTTATGAATGCATCAGCCAGAAACCCATTCAATATTTCTAACCATTGCTCGTGGTCAGTGAACTCTTGAATCATGCCTGGACCATCAGAACTGACAGATTGGGTGTTATATCGACCACCAAGTATAAGAGAAGAACTGTTGAAAACATCTATATCAGGTTGTTCTTGCTCTACTTTTGTATACACATCTTCGTATGCGTGGAAACTATCGCTGATTTGAGTGTACCTTCCGATTCCCACACCAACGGAGTATGCAATAAATTCTTGAAGCATAGACATGTGAACTGCATTTGCTCCATAAGCACCCCAAATCATATCATTACTGCGACAACACACAGTCATGTGCAGGTTTTTATCTCTGATTTTAAAATAAATATGAGTATTACAAGGGACATCCCTAGCGTCTGATTCACCCATATAAAAATCTCCCGCAGGATCCCACATTCCTAAAACAACCCTTCTGTCCTCTGGAGAAGTTTTTAATCTATTTATAACATTTAATATTTGATCTTGAACAAAGTAATTTCTCCAACGATAACCATATGCACCATGAAGTGTCTCACCATCGTCGCTGAAAGTTTCCATTCTTTTCACATAATAGCTGATACTTTTAACATCGTTTCTTCCATCTAGCATCCACAACGCTTCCATGAAATGAAAAAACGGATTTGCATCCCTGGCAGGAGAAAATAGCAACCTTTCGTATGGCTTTTCATAAACAGTTGTGACAGGCTCAGGGTACTCAATAACCCTTCCTGCACGACTCTCTCGCCAAACTCCACCATCTCTAAGCAACTGTGTGCCCAATATAAGGGCATCGTTTACATTTCTTACTCTAATTACTTGCATTGTTTTCTCCTTAATTAATCTACACCAGTGCTCCCAAAACCACCATCACCTCGATCGCTTTCATTGCTGAACTTTGTAACTATATCCCAATCTGCATGGCAAAAAGGCAATACAACTAATTGCGCTATGCGATCCCCAGCCTTAATTTTAAAGGGTTCGGGATGTCTAGAGTTGTTAGTGAGGTTCACCACGAGTTCTCCTTGGTAGTCTGAATCAATAATCCCAACTAAATTACTCAAATGAATTCGCTGTATTCCTAGGCTTGATCGAGGGGCAAGCAATCCAAAAGAGCCAAAAGGTAGGCTAATAGAAAACCCCAAAGAAAACTCTTCTTGGTCTCCTGGATAAAGTTCAGCGTCCTTGAGCGCTCTTAAATCCATTCCTGCAGAACCTGTTGTTGCCCATTTAGGCAGTCCATATTTTTCCACATCTGGATTTAATATAACCATTTCAACAGGAAGAATCATGCTTCTTCTCCGAAAAATTCATTAATGACTTTTTCTGCTTTTGCTGTGGTCTTAGGGTCTACAGTTCCTGTTTCTAGTTTGTTATAGAATCCTGTAGGAAGACCATTCCCTAAGTCTATATATTCTTGCGCTATTTTTTTCCTCTCAAACAATGGAAGTAACTCCAAATTATTTTCGTAATACTCCGTTGCCTGATAGGACGATAAATTGATGGTGTTTTCAACAATTTCACCAAACTCTTTTGGTTTCGCATCAAATGGAACCATGACATAGTTTTTATTAGGTGTGAAAACTTCACCCTCTCCCTCAAGGTTTGTGGAAATACCTAAATTCCTAGCAATAGGGATTAGTCCCCTCATTATTCCATCAACCACAACTCTGTTGAAGTGGTCGCCAATTTTAGCATAATTTTTAGACCAAGAAGGATCGATAACACAACGCAGTGTTTTCATCCTTTGGTCGACTTCTTCTGGGTGTATATACCCTAACCATTCCATACCTTTTTCCAGTGCAACATCCCAAATCTTTTTCCCCATGTGTTGTTCCGAGATATCTGGGTCGAGCTCCCTTGAAACGAAATACTTTTCTTTACACTTTTCTTTCGAAGTCATGTACCGATATTCAATACCACCACCAGCAACGTACTTTTCAATGTTTCGATCCATATGGGGAATTGCACGAATTAAATCATCAACATGTTTCCAACCTTTGAATGTTTGTAAGGAGAGAAATCCTCTTTTGCGAGCATCCCAAAATAAACCATTTGCAGGTTTAACATCCCTAAGGTCTTGTGGGTTAAGTATGAGCGCCCTTGGTATTTCTATAACATCTGCACCATGATAAGCACAGGGATGCACACAAGCCAACCCATTGAAGTATTCTTTTACATTTTGAATCCAAGGATAACTTTTTCTTAAATTTCCATCATGAACTATACCGATTTGTTTAACACTCGGCGACAGGTTATACACCTCAAGCCAATCTAAGTTTCCTCTGTTCTGTTGTTGTTTAGTTGGTACAGGCACTTCCCATATAATAAGGTCATACCCTTCAGCAAACTGTTTCCATTTGTTTATGTTATATTGCCCCTTATACGCAAACCTTTTATCAGAGGGGAAAATCCAACCAGCTTTCTGATGGTACAACATTCCTAGCTGGTTTTTAGTAAACCTCTCTGGGAACTTTGTTGTTCTGCCTTTGACCTTATCCTTCCAAAGAAGCTGCACAAAATTAACTTCATGACCAAGTTCAATGAACCCTGAGATTAAGTTTTCTATGTGGTTAACAATCCCTCCAGGATTGTTGATGTCGTACAATGTTATTAATATTTTCATAATTCTAGTTCCTTTATTCTTTCTTTTACAGTTCCCTTACCTTTTTTATTCCGATGTAGGATTAATGTTGTGATGTGCCAACTAAAACGAAAAGAAGCATGATAATGCCAGTCGCTAAATAGTTTGGCAGTTTTTATTCCTAAATCTCTGTACCCTTTCTTACCGAGGTGCAGTTCAATTGCTATTTGCTCAACATAATCAGGTATTTCTTGTTGAAATATAAAATCATATTCCCCACCTTCTACATCGACTTTTAATATTTCTGGTTGGTGAAGGTCTACTCTGTCCCAAAAATTCATAGCATCCACTGTGACCTTTTCTCTTCCTCGGACGGGCATGTGAGTGTGGCATGTTGGATACTTTTTAGACAAATAAAAATCAACAGTATCCTCTTTGTTTCCTGTGAGTGCAGAGTTGTATAGTTGTGCCCACTGCATTCTTGTGGATAAATTTTTCTCTAATAATTCGAAACTTTCTCTGGTTGGTTCATAACACCAAACATGTTTAGCACCATACTTTATCGCTAAGTCTGCAAAACAACCAATGTGTGCACCAACATCCATTACAGTTTTATTGTCAAAATCTAAAGACTTATACTGAGTTTGTTCCCCTATAACAAAGAGTTCACCAAGTTCGGGTCTATACCAAAGACCAGACTTCTTGTCAAAAACTGTTTCTGCTGAAGCTTCTTTTTCACTTATGGTCATATCGTTTTCCTGGAAATATACATATAAAACTTAAATTAATAGAAGGGTGTGGGTTATGGACTCTATGGAAATCACCGTCGTCTATTATAACAATGTCTCCCTCTTTAACCTTTATGACCTCGTCGTTTGACTCAAGGTAGCCCTCCCCTGTAGTAAATATATACACTTCTTCTTGACCGCTATGTGAGTGTCCTGTGGTTTCTTTCTCAGGCTTTAAGCAAGTCTTACTGACTACCAATGTTTCTAGATCGGTGTTGTCTTCAACGAGGTATCGCTCGTCTTCTTTTACTGTTTTAAACAGGTCTGTGATATTTAGCACGTGGTCTCCCTTGGTTTAATCTGGTTCGTTCATATTTATCAAACTCACACAATGAATGCTCTATGTCTCTCATCTCCAATGCTGGAACATGGGGTTCTAGCATTTCGACCGAAATGTCCAATAAATCCATCATTTCATGGTTTGACTGTTCATTTTTTAATGGAGTTTTTATGTCCCTTTCAAAAATTCTATTTAATCCTCGTTTTGCTCCTGGACCAGCGTTTGCCCAAGTCATTATGTCTTTTGCTTGATTTAAATGTTTAGTGTGTCTTAAATCTGTGACAACCTCGTATGAAATAAACTTTGCGAAACCCTTATATCTTAAATACTCTCTCCAAGTATTTTCAAGTGAATCGTTGTCTATTTCGGGTTGGTCTTCGTACAAGGGTGTTAAAATCTTATCTATCGTTTGGTCTATTTTTGGACCACCTAGCGTACCAGTTAACATGTATGCACCAGTATACACTTTTTCTTTCTTAAGTTGTCTGGCTCGCATGACATTTTTAGCATGCTCTGGGTTCCATTCCTCAGGAAAGCCAATCTCTGATAGTGTCTCTGTCCAGTTGATCTGTCTCGCCATTGCCATAGCAAAAGGTAAGTTGGGGTGGTCGGCATATGGTTCTCGCCAGTTTTCACGAAGCCATATAGTAACTGTGTCTAATTCTCTAAACACATTACAAAAACTATAGGTTTGTAATATTTCGTCTTCTGTCCAAGGGAAAGACATGCCTGTCTGCCTGTTTAAATAAATCTGGTGTCTTTCGCTTATGAATTTAAAAAAGTCTTTCATGGTGTCCTTTATCATATCTCATTCGCTTTACTTAGTAAAGGGGTTAATTAGAAAATTATTTGGTAAAATTTATTCGTGGTGGGTTGGATTATGCATAAATTCTCTCTCGCCCTCGTGACCGCCACATAAAATGTTCTGTTTTCGTTGTCGGAGTTTTTATACAATTCTTTCCAAGTGCTGTTGGCTATGTCCGTCATGAGTAAAACATTATCTGCTTCCCCACCTTTTGCAGCATGAATAGTGCTTAACTTTATCCTAGGAGAACTTAGCTTCTCCTCTTTCCTTAAACAAGAAATTAAATACTCCTTTTCCTCTGCTCCGACACGATCAAAAACCTCATGCCAAATACCATCAACCAATAAACCGTGTTCTTTCCTTAATTTATCCATACTAAACATCTCTTCTTCTGAAGCATTTTTTAGATTTTTCTTCCCCCTTTCTATGCCAATTTTTGAGGAAATAAATGAATAAATTGATTTAACTTTATCTAAAGTGACCACTCCTCCCTTTCTTAAAGTTTCCCAGGAATAAATCGCTTCTAATAAACTGTTTCTCACTGAGACTTTGTTGCTTCTCTCGTACAGAACACCAACTAATTTTAAATGATCTTCAACAGAATTTAATAAGTAGTTGTTTCTTCCCAAAACTAACCAATTCCCTTTTGTTAAATCAATATGCTCGTATGAAGTTTGAAAATCAACAGTTCCCTCTCTTTTTTGTGGCTTCCAAACCTTCTGTCTTCTGTTTTTAGTTCTTTGTATGATTTGGTTAGACAATAAATGTATCTTCTTAGGAACTCTGTAAGATTGTGTTAGTTGTATTTCTTTGCCCTTTAAGTCTATAAACTGTTGAACATCTGCACCTGCCCACTTGTAAATAGCTTGGTCGTCGTCTCCTGCGATAAAAACTTCCCTTGAAGATTCTGCTAATTTACGAATACACTTCCACTGCAGAGAGGAAAGGTCTTGTGCTTCGTCTATAAATAACACATCTAGGGTTGGGATGTTGCTACACTCTAAGAACTGTTCTAACATGTCTGTGTAGTCGAGCAAAAAACGAGTGTCTTTATACTTTCTGTATGAACTACAAAACCACTCAAAATGGAGCCATGTGTAGTTGGGGGAAGTAGAAGACCATTCCTGTTTGAAGGGTCTTGTTTTATTTCTAGCTATGTTTTCTAAAAACAACATTTTATCTGCTTTTGTTAATGTTTTTATTTGCCCCTCAGACATGTTCCAAGAACCTGTTATCCTTTCTCCTAAAAGTTCTCCCAACTCTTTAAAATGTTCCCCACCTATGACGTCCGACCTTTTAAGATTAAGACACTTATAACAAAGAGAATGTATTGTCCTGAAATAGGGTAGTTCGTCAGGATCTAATTCAAATTTTGAAATCGCACGGTTCAGTGCTTCTGTTGCAGCTTTTTTAGTAAACGCTAAGTACCCAATTCTAGAGGGGTTAATACCTTGCTCTAAATATCTTTCTGTTTGGCTTAAAAGAAACGTGGTTTTTCCAGTTCCTGGTGGACCCACAACAATATTCCACATTAAAATTCTTCCTGTTGCATTTCTGGGACCACTAAAGGTTCTTCGTCGTATTCAAAGGATGGTATTTCCCAGATGTTACATCCTCTCTTTCGTATATTCCAAAAATGCCTTTGCGCACCTATGTCTCGTAACCTTGCAGCAATTTTATTGGTGTCCATCTCTGTAAATCTATGCTTTATAAGGTAGTCTTTTAAATCTTTCAACCTGAAGTAAGAACTGTTTTCATGATTCCATGGTTTTCCTAATAATATTTCTTCTTTGACGGATGCTTGTGCTAAGTCTGTGCAAAAAGACTCAAGAAGTTCCATAAACTGACCCTCTATAGAGACATCTGTTCCAACCTCTATGATTTCCATTCCATTATCCATTAAATGTTGTATTAAATTTTGCCATTGCCTTTCGTTCAGTCTCGGTGGCATCATATTTAATTGTTCCATACAAACTCTTTGAAACCGCATTTGGTTTTGAAGTTGCTCCGTGGTGAGTTCTAACCTCCTATCGCTGACAGATAGAAACCAAAGAGGAGGATCGGTGTCTAGTTTGGCTAAACTTGAAAAGGTTGGTGAACCCTGATTACCGCCTACACCATGTTTACAACTAAGGCACTTACTTCTGTTGCAATAAGAACGGATTGGTTCGTCAGAGCAACGATAGTTATACTCTTTCTTTTGTAGTGTTTTTATCAAACCTAACACTTCTTGTGCAGGCAGAGGTGGGTTTACATATTTTCGGTTATAGTCCTCAATCTTTTGTTCCCACTCATCGGCAAATGCTTTTTTCAAATACACCCCAACATTAAACAATCCATTGTTTCTTGTTCCTTCTGGGAATCCCTGCTTCAACAGTACTTTAAGACAAGGCGGACCACCGTCTATGTCTTTAACTTCTGGGACTTTGATGTCGACTAATTGTTTTCTAGAAATTTTACGAGACTCTACAAAGTCTAAAAAGTCCACCATAGAAAGAGAATCTCCTTTATGGTTAAGTCCATATCTTGTAGATCCGTCGCCACCAAAATATGGCATGTTTAACCAAGAACCGACATCGTTTCTGTCTACTAAAATTTCTCTCTGCTTAGGGTATATTTCTACACCACCATGACCCAATGCAGCAGACAATTCTCTTAGTTTATCTTGCATGTCTCCTGCAGGAACTAACTCATTTGTAAACAAGAAAACATGTGCGCCACCGCTTTTACTTCTGCAAACAACTAATGGGAACTTTTGGTATTCAACCAAATTAACGATGTGAGGAATATCTAAGGGGTATGTGTCTATGTCTATGCATCCCCAGGAAACTTGATTCTTTTTAGTTATGGGGATAATACCTAATCCGTATTCCCCGTTTAAATGTCCTATCCAGTGCTTATGTTCTGCACCACCGCTTCTAACAGTTTTAGCTTTTCCCTTTTGTTTAACATCAGTAGACAACGCATCAATTTCAAATATTCCATGAGCTCTGTTAGATCCTCCGAATAGTCTGTAAAACTTGGTTGCTATCTCTTCCATTCATTTTCCTATAAAATAGGAACGAGGTCAGTGAGGGATGGGTTTTCTGACTGACCTCGTCCCGAGAAGTTAAAATGCTTCTACTTCTTCCACTTTAGCAACTTGACCGATTTCCGTGGAAACACTTTGGGCAAATGCTTTTGCTTGGTTGTATGCATTTAGATCTTCTAACCGACCTACGAGGTCTATTCTCCAACCGTACCAACTTCCTTTGTTGTTCTTTTCTGGAGAACTAGAAAGTGAATACATGTGGCTATAAGAAGCTGGAACAAAAGAATTTCCATCTTTGCCAGTTATCCTTATACCAGCCATGATGGAGTTCCATCTTCTTGATTTTTTGAGTTGCGTTGAAGACATGGCTAACATAACAGGAGTTGCTTTATCTCCCTCTATGATTAAGATGTAGTGGTTAGCGGTCGTTTGTATATAGTTACCGCCTTCTAGCACATCTTGCCCTTTTTCGCTTCTCGTAGTTTTAGAAAGAATGCTGGGATTATCATGTATTTGAACTAACCCACCTCCCATTTCTCTATCAACAAACTCCAAGAAAACACGACGGTAGGCAACAGGAATAACCTGTACTCCTTTATCTCCATCGTAAAATTCACCAGTAACACTGTTGACTATATCTCCAACTTTTGCGCCTTCAATATATGCGCCTTCGTTTCTATCAACAATAGGGCTATTAGTTTGTACCAACTTTAGTTGTGGTATGATTAGATCCTCTGGTGTGACATTCTCTAACCCCGACCCTGCGTCTGCGGAAAGATCTTCCATAGACAGGGTCGCAACTTGGTTTTGAGCTTTAGGTTCTTGATTAACTGTTTCATTTTCTTCCATTTTAAGTTCCTCGTTTGATTTTGGACTTTTGACCTATGTATATATTAAAGGTCTCGTAAGGCAGGTCAGTGCCTTTTTCAACCTGCTCCCTGACGAACGCTTTTAAGGTCATAGGTTCTACCCACTGTTTTTGAGCAGTGGTGTACCTATTCCTAGTGAGTTCCTCACGAAGTTCCCGTGCAGAATCGTCCTCGTCTCTTCCGAAACTGACCGATACTGTGTTTTTAATCAGATCCGCAAATCTATTTTCACGGAGCCATTTAAAAGCCTCTTCCTTGTTGTCTGGAGTTATGCGTGCACTATAATAAGTAGATGTACTTACTTTTGTGCCGTCTTTTAATTTAAACTCCGAAACACCTGCCTCTTGTAGTGCTTCTGGCAACTGTTCCTCTGAAATCCTTCGGTGTTTTTCCTTAACCACCTTTAACTGATTATTCAGTTCTTCTATTTGTTCTTCTAAGTCAACTTGTGACTCTGCCAAAACAGCAATAGTTTGTATTCCGTCATCCGAAACACTAATCTGCTCCTCTTGGTCTGATAAGATTTGGTCTAGTACGCTTTCTTCTTTCATGTTTCCACCTCTACTGGATAATATCTATATTCTCTTCTGTCCCATTTTAAAATCTTCACTCTTTGTCGATTAGCCATGAGTGCATAATGTATGGCTATACCGATAGCTGCAGGATCGCCTATGCAAAGAATATAATCATCGTCGCTGTAGTCTTTCAATGCTGCTTTTATTTTAGAAACTGTCGGTGCAGGACTAAACATCATGTTCTCCCTAGCTGGGAGAATCATTTTCAACTCTCCAAAATCCGTAGCAGATAAGATGTTCTTATTGGCGTTAGGTTCTTGGACGACATACACTGTCACTATTTGCTCTCCTGTCTGAGTTCTTATTTCTTAAACCAAAGCATAACTTCTCTAAATAGAAAAGTAAAGCACTAAAGTTGGAGAGCCCAACGGAGCTAGTTTGAAGGGGGTATATAAATAACTGGTCTGCTGTCGACCTCTCCGAAAAATATTATATATTATCTGTGGAAGAAAACACGATTTTATTTTTACAAAACACACGATTTCAGGCAATAAGCCAATACCCAATCGTGTAAACATTTGTTTTTTAACAAAAATTTGATTATTACCTGTGGTTATTGAAGGGGTATTACCCATAAAATAGCAATAATGACATCTAATTACTTTACTTTTTTTAAAAACTAGATATGCTTATGTGTGTTATTATCTTTATTTTTAAAGTTCATAACTCCTTATATAGTATTTACAACGACATGGGCTGTCTGTGTCGTTGTTTTTACTAAGAAAGAAAAGAGAGAAGATATTGTTAGCGTATAAATATAAAACAAAACCCTATGAACATCAAAAGGATGCTCTAGAGAAAAGTTGGTCTGATATAGAACATGCTTTATTTCTAGAAATGGGATGTGGTAAGAGTAAAATACTCATCGACAACATAGCCATCCTTTATAACCAAGGCAAAATAGACAGTGCACTTATTGTTGCACCGAAAGGGGTGTATGATAATTGGGTAAGTGGAGAATTTCCCCTTCATCTTCCCGACTACATAGAATCAAAAGTTATAAAGTGGTCTCCTTCTGAAACTAAAGGGAATAAAGAGCTTCGAGAATCAGCTCTGGAGCACAGCAAAGACTTAATAATACTTGTTATGAATGTTGAAGCATTCAGCACAGTTAAGGGTGCTAAGTTCGCAGGGAAGTTTTTATTAAGCAAAAGGGCATTATTCGCCATCGATGAAAGCACGACCATTAAATCTCCCAGTGCAAAAAGAACCAAAAACATTGTGAGATTGTCTAAGTACGCAGAGTACCGCAGGATTTTAACTGGCTCTCCTGTCACTCGTAGCCCTTTAGACCTGTACACCCAGTGTGAATTTTTAGACCCTGAGTTGTTGGGGTTTACCAGTTTCTATAGTTTTAGAGCAAGATATGCTGAAATGATCAATAGAAGTGCTGGGGGAAGAACATTTAAACAAGTGGTGGGGTATAAAAACCTTGATGAATTAACTAAAAGTTTACATAAATTTAGCTCCAGGATACTTAAAAAAGATTGTTTAGACTTACCCGATAAAATCTACATAACAAGAAAAATAGAACTTACACCAGAACAGAAAAAAGTTTACGACGAAATTAAAAAGTATGCGATAACAGACCTATATGACGAACAAGAACAAAGACAACAAGTCTCGGTCACTTCTGTTTTAACTAAAATGCTTCGACTCCATCAAATTTCTTGTGGTTACACAACCACAGATTTAGGGGAAAACATAGAGTTAACGTCTACAAGGTTAAATGAACTTATGAGCATCTTAGAGGAAACTGAAGGGAAGGCGATTATTTGGGCAAATTATCGATACGATATAAAACGTATTGTAAACGAAATCAAAAAGGTCTATGGAGACGACTCTGTAGGCTCTTATTATGGTGATACAAGCGATGATAATAGGGTGCTGTATCTTAAACAGTTTCAAGATGTTAAATCGCCTTTAAGGTTTATGGTTGGTAATACACAGACTGGTGGGTATGGAATAAACTTAACCAAAGCATCTACTGTGATATACTATTCAAACAATTTCGACTTAGAAAAACGCTTACAATCAGAAGATCGAGCTCACCGTATAGGTCAAGTAAACAAGGTCACATACATAGACATAGTCTGTAAAGGAACAGTAGATGAGAAAATTGTTAAATCGCTTTTGGCAAAACAAAACATTGCAGCCCAAGTCCTCGGCGAAGAAGCGTGGAAAGACTGGATTCGTTGAGATGTGTCAGTGTTGCTATAAAGCCCCAGTAAAAATGAGCAGATTACACAGAGCTCGGGGAACTCCTCAAGCATTTTATCTTTGTGTTGACTGTTGTCTATTAGATGAAAAAGAGTTCTGGAGAGCGTTCCTGAAACACTTCATAAACAGACAGTTAGAAAGAAAAGCTAATAACGAAGAAATGGGTTGAATCCGTAGGGGTTGTACCCACCACCACGAAGACCGCCACCATAACCACCATAACCACCATAACCACCATAACCACCCATACTCCCAAGACCATACTGTTGTTGTGGCGCAACTGTAGTATATCCTGGCATACCTGTAGTTGCTGGCATACCTGTAGTTCCTAGTGGTGCACCAGTCGTACCATAGTAAGGTGTCGTTGGGTATCCTGTTGTTGGTGTTCCTGTTGTTGGTGTTCCTGTTGTTGATGGATCTCCTGTAGTTGATGGATCTCCTGTAGTTGTTGCATTAGGGTCAGTCGTTCCTCCCTGAAGATATGGGTTAAAAGATTGTTGTTGATAACCCATTAAATTTTGTAAATCGGTTTGTGTTCCCATTTGTGGTTGATAATAAGCCATGTTTCTTAACGACTGAGAGTATGCGTAAGGGTTTGCACCCATTAACCCCATCCCATATTGATTTGTTAATGGAGAACCATATGGGTTCATTTGTGGTCTCATCATTGCACCACCGTAACCACCCATTCCACCATAGCCACCCATTCCACCATAATTACCATAACCACCCATTCCACCATACATGCTTCCCAAACCACCGTACATCATAGGAGGCTGATATCCTCCTCTGTAGTTTTGCCATGTTGTTCCGTAGGGGTTTCCCATACTTCCAAGACCACCTCCCATCATGCCGTACATGGGATAATTAGGTGGTGTTTGTGTGTTTCCTGGTGCTGGGGTTGTCATAAATCATACCTCAATTTCATTGGTCCATAATACCCCAGATCGTACTTTTTGTCGATAGCAGTAAGTTCTGGTGCAGTAGGGATATTTTTTCCTCCCTCCATGGGAATAGGATTTCGATCCGTTATGTTAAATACTTGTAGAGCTCTGAGTGTAGATTGTATATAAGGATCAGTCATCCATTGAGTGGCTTTAGCTCGATCGACCAACCCTTGTGGGTCTAATAAATCTTTGACTACTCTTTTCTGTTTTGCATTAAAGCCTAATCGACTAACTGCTGTTAATATTCTTCCTGGACGTGTAAATAAGCCCACGTACACTCTTGCTGCATCTGTTGCTGCTTTGTATATTACATTTCTATTGGCTAATCCTGGACCTTTTAAAGTACCGCCTTTCGATGGATCGAAAACCTTCATTATCCTTAGATGGGTTTCTAACCCTTTTGCAAATTCTGGACCATACCATACATCAAGCGAATCTTTATTTGTGTTTAAATATTTTTCTAACATGTCTGTGTTAGTCATGTTTTTGCTTTTATCGAGAATGTCTCTCATGATTTGAGATTTATACCCATTTATTACTTCGTCCCCTGCCGAACCACCTTTGCCTAAAATGTCATAAAGTTCTTTAGTTTGTTTAAAGTTGTCTTTACCCCATGTTTTATTGAACAAGGTTGATGGTTTATCAACAGTTTGACCAAGCTCCTTGCCCCAAGGAGTTTTTCTCAATCCTGCAAGGATTTCATTTTGACCTAACATTCTTTGTTCTATCGCTTCTGCTGCATCACTGGCATTCTTAAAGGCTTTAAGTTCGTCTGGATCGAGCCATCGTTCAATGTTTCTACGATTTTGCTGATACCAAGCATCGTGCTGTTCTTTGGTTAAAGGCTTGAGTTGTCCTGGACCAGTGTACATTTTATCTTTATACGACTGCTTGATTGTACCTTTAACTAAATTTAAAGCATCTTGATTCTCTGCTTTTTCTAAAATTTCTCTCAACATTATGGTGTCTGCTTCGCTGGAGTTTGCCAACAACCGATTGATAAAAGCGACATCGTCTAAACTGTATTGACCTACAGATTTTGTGCTTCCCTTAACTCGACCAAGCAGTTGTTCCATTATTCCTTCTTCAAAATCTGCGATGTATTGTCTATACTGCTGTTTATTAGCAGCCAATCGCTCAATCAATTCTTCCCCAGCATCTCCACCCAGTGCTTCTGCTTGTTCTCGGATGGCATTTTCTTGTATGTCCATCCAGACGCCTTCGACTTCTTTCATTGCATTGTATCGGGGATAATCCCCAGCATCCATTGCTTTTCTTTTTTGCTCTCTAATGCTTTTAATATATCCGTCTACTTCGTCCATCGTGACTTTTTTAGGTTGTCCTTTTTTCGTAACTCCGAAAACGATTGGGTCTAATAGTCCTTCTGTTGCTTCTCTTTCCATTGCTGGATAAAAAGATTTTCTCACACCTGCCAATAAATCTTTAGCGTTCTGTATGACTGGACCAGTATCGATGGTTCTACCGAACTTCAGACCTGAAGAGATGTTATTCATTTCTAAAACATAATCATCCAGTCGTTGTTGTTTAGCCTTTTCTAATGTTCCTCTAATTGGTGCTGCTGCTTCTGGACCTTCAGTAGCACCTTTAACAAAATTTCTACCCTGCTCTAACGGTTCTTTTGTTATTTCCGTTAGAACTCGAGTCTCTGCTGCAATGGCTGGTGCTGCAACACGTTCTGCTACATCAATCATGCCTTCACCTAGCTGTGTTCTAGAGGCTTGACCTGTTTCGTCTATAATCTCCGATACAGTTCTTTGACCACCGCCTTCCTCTAACACGTCTCCTGTAAATCTATCAAACGCTTCGTCTTGTGCTCTTTTTTGACCCTCTAATAATTTTGGAACATCTCCAGCTTCAGCGACACGGATCTCGTCCATTTGTCTAATCATCGTGTCTGGAAATGCTTCAGGGGTATAGGGTACACCCTCTGCTTCTGCAGCCATTCGACCCATAGGACTTGCAGGAACTACACGGACATTGTCCATCTGTGTTGCTGCTTTCATTATTTGTGGAGCAGTCATAGTTTCAAAAAGCTCTAATGCTTTTGGACCAAGACCAGCGTAATAGTTTTTGACTTGGTCAAAGGCTTGAACAAAAGGTGCTATTTCAAAAGGTAAATCTTTTACTCGATCGAACATTTTAGAACCTGTGAGAGATTTCATAACAGGACTCATCCATCGAATAGCTAAAGGCACACTTGCAGAAGCACCACCAACCAACAACAGTTCTTTGCCCACCTGTGCTGATATTTCTTCGTTTGTCCAATCTCTAGTTCCTTCGCCTAAGTCAACTTTTAATAATCCTCTTCTTCTTGCAAGTGCTAATTCTGCATATCTTGCACCTGAATAACTTAAAATATCTGATGTTAATTGTAGTGGGATTCCCCCTTGTCCTTTAGTGCCACGCAACAAAGCTAAATTTGTACCGATCATTGCTCCGATTTTAGGTAGCTCCATCGCAATGTCCATTCCTTGCATTCCTGGAGCAAAAAAGAATGTAGCTTGACCAGTTTCTGGATTTTCATACATTAAACGATTAGTGTGTGGTTCTCTTTGAACTTTGAAATCGTGTACTAGATATTTGTCGTCGTCAAAAGCATCTGTATAATAATCTCCTAAAAGTTTATTCATCGCTCTCGGAGAGTCCATTGTTTCAGGAACAAACCACATTTGATTCTGTAAAGATCTTGGAGCACCATCAAAGTCTACACCTGCTTCTTTTGCTCTTTCAAACTGATCGTCCAACACTGCTTGAATTTTTGAATCAAAAACTTGAGAAGGCTCTGGACCCTGTATGATGTTCATTACTCGAGCAGCAGGGCTTTGTAGTCCACTGTCGAAAAATTGATCTCCACTTTGTTGCCTGGACCATGCTTTTTCTCCTTGAGCAGTGATCTCTGCTAATTGTTCTTCAGTGATGTCGTTACGAATGTTTGCAGGATTAAACCCTCGTTCTCTTATGTATGTGTCTATTCCTGGGAAGGGAGGAGGTGTGGTCTGTGGTACATACAGTTCACTTAGCCCTAACGTATACTCGTCAAGCATATCATCATTTGGATCACCAGTGTCGTCTAAAATTCCCATTACTTTCTTTTTCTAGTGTTGTACGCTCTGTTGTACATAAGGAAAGACTGGAATCTGCTGTTGTCGTTTGGAAAATATTGTGCTTTTATCTGTTCTAAGTTTCGTTTAGTGATTCCTTGAATGAGTCTCCTGATTTCGTCATCGTCTTGGTCTGCCGACCGATTGTTTAAAATAATATTTATTTCTTCTCCCATTTTTTGTTGTAACGGCAACATAATTTCACCAAATGTCTGTCCCACTTCACTGACCGCAGCACTGTCGTCTTGGCTTTCGATCCAAGAAGAAATTGTATCTGGGTTGCGATCTATCGTGATTACTTCTCTGTCTACTCCAACAGTTGGCGCCATATTTCCTTGATATGCTTTTATTCTTTCTCGATCCATTGTCGTGTCGTAAATGTTGATTTGTGCTGGATCGATTTCAAACCCTTCGTCTGTTCTTCGGATGTATTTCATTTTTTCCAATGGGTTTATTGTTTCTTGTCCTATGGTCGGAATTGACTCACCAGACTCAGAGGTTCCATATTTTTGAACATTTATAAGCATATTACCAGCACTTAACGGAAGTGCTTCTAAATAATCGTCGTATTGATTCAATATCATATCGTGTGTGTCGAAAAGAACCGCCCTAAATCTTTCCCCAGTCATTGCATCTCCACCAAATCCTGTCATCCAAAGTGCTAAATCTCTGTCTGATAATGCTCTGCCTGTGAATCCTTTAGCACTAGCACCTGCGATAGCTAAATGAAAAATCATTCGATCTAATCGATCTTGGTCTGCGCCTTGATTAGACAATCTTCTATAAAAAGTAGAATTCTGGATCGATGCGTTTTCTTGTTTAAACCTTTCGTACATCTCGTTATAGCTTATGTTTTCTCCAGTTCCTGCGTCTAAAAACACAGTGTTTGGTGAATCACCATAACCAAGTATATCGACAACTTCTGAGAAAGAGTCTGTTATTCCTGTGAGTGTCGCTATTGCTCTTGAAGCAGCACCACCGCCTTGATTCGCCATCAATGGTTCCATGTTTGTGATTATATCGCTTAATTCACTTTGAACCAGTGCTTTGTCGTTTGCCATTTTAACAATAGGTGTAACTGCTTTTTCTATTCTTGCGTTTTGCCTGTTTATTTGAGTAAGTGGTAGAGTTCCAGAAGTGGATAAATTTCCTTGTGATATTTCAGTACCATCTTCGCCTATACTAATTGAAAACCCACTGCCAGAAGGAGCAGAATATCTTCGTTGCCCAGGAGGTTTTTTCATGTCTTCAAGAACAGCTTCATTAGGAACTTTAACTTCTTTCCCTCTCTTTTTATCAAACATAGTGGTTACAGTTGTGTTTTTCAAAGGAGTAATTGAGCCTTCTTTTGAAAGCATATAGTCCATGTCTCCACTAAACACATTACCTTCACCGTCTACCGCATATCTTGTATCGTACCATTTATCGTCTATTTCTCGTATTTGTCTATCGGGGTTATTCTTTACCCATTGATCGTATTGGTATGGTCGCATTGCAGTGTGCTTGACTTTTCCTCCAGGAGTTAGAAAAGCATAATTTTTTGTGCCTTTATCGTCTGCAGTGGCTTCAAATATTTCCGTCCCTTTAGGAACGAACAGCTTGGTTCTTGCTAATTCTTCTTGTGTCAGAGGAACGATGTCCGTTCTTTCTACACCATCGAGCATTCCTGTTATCTTATAATCTTTACTCACACCTGAGCCTTTACCTGCTTTTGCATAGGCTGCAGCCTGTGTGGCACTTTTATCTAAAAGACCTAGAGCTAAGTTCACATAGTTAGCATCAGGGAGCTGAGACGCTTTTTTCTCTGCATTATACGCACTTAATGCTTTACCAATAGCTTGAGCTGGAGAGTACCCAGCTCTATTTGCTTCGATTAAAGTGTCTCCAGCAGCGATATAGGGGTCTCCAGAACGATTAATGTCTCTAAAGTCTTCTATATCTATACCGAATTCGTCGTTTAGTTGTCTTTTATAGGCATTTAATATGTCTTGTTGTGTTGGTGCATCGAAAGTATTATACAAGGACATTGCACCAATTGCGTCTCCCCATGTGATTTCTTTCTCTTCTTCAGTTGCATCTTCTCTGTTCATTGTGGCTCGAGCCTGAGCACTAATGAGAGATGCTGCTTCGTTTTGTGGGTTTAATAATTGCTCCATGAACTCATTTTCAAATGTTTGCTCGAATGTTTGATCAACAGGAATTAAACCAGTCGAGTCTTGAATCGATGGTATTTCAAAAGGAGTTGGAGCACCTAGAAAACTTTGTATACCGTTAGCCATTACGAATT